TATACCCATCCAACCAAAGAGAGAAACAGAGCACCACTTGATTGATGGCTCCCAACTCTATTACTAAATCCCATCTAATTTTTATTGTCGGTTCTGGTTCACTTGGTAGGTCAATAGGATAGACCCTATTCTCATTATGTGTGGCCGTTAAGGATCGGGAAAAACTCGTTGTCGAGGTTGTGCGAAATAAAGCCAAAGTACAAGGCAAGGTTTTTCTCGCAAAAATGAAATCTGGTCATACTGGAGTTTTCAGGCGTGTGAGTCCACGTAAAACAATTGGTGCAAAAGACTCTTGGCTCCCCATAGCTGAAAAAAAGTACATGTCAATTTTTGCATTCATAAGTTCCACGCCCTCAATCAAAGCCATGATGGAAAAGGCGACTCAAAAAACTTGGGACACCAATCTAAAAATCAACCATGACAAATTTCTAAAGAAACTCAACCCCAAGAATAAAAGAGGCAAGAAATGATAATTCAGCAAGGAGGCTGCCCATTGAGTAAGATTCCTTCAAAACATGACTTTTATGGGTACACACTCACAATTGTCAAAAAACTGGTGAATAAAAAAGCCTACTTCCTCCCAGAGGAACAAAAAGAGGAAATTATTCAAGACGCTATGCTGAGAGTGTTCAAAGCCTATGACAGGCTCGATGAATCAAAAAATTGGGAGGGATTAGTTTATAAGCATTGTAGGGGGGCTGTTCTGGATTATTTGCGTGATGGGGATGGTTTTAGAGAAACAGCTTGGTTGCTTTATAAAGAAAATGAAAACCAAGAAACCTATCAAGGGGTCATTAGGAAGAGAATTTCAATCACGACCAACGACAATGTGCAATTAAGTGTGGATCAAGTAGCCGCTATTTTTGGCAAGTATGAAATGCAAGTTGATTCAATAAAGATCAATTGGGATTTAGTGGCCCGTCTTGCTCACATAGATTGTCATGTCAAAGTGCTGGCAATGTGGTTGCGTGGGCACACCTTAGAGAAGATATCCTTTATTTTCAACGTCACAGCGGCATGTATTCAACAATGGATTGTGGAATTGTCCGACAAAATCACGAACAAGCAAAACCAGTCCCGTAATACGGAATGGACAAAACAAATTATGTTTGCATTTGGCTTGTGCGAACTCCTTGACCTACCGGCTAAAGATCAACAAATAGGGTGGGATTATCCACCTGAAGACCTAGACAATTTTCAACCACAACAAATGAGCTTATTCGGAGAGGACCTATGTTGAACTATCAATTAGTATCTACCACATTAGAGGGAGTGTTAAACGAGACATGTCTTGACCTCAATAGGGAGGACAGAGAGGACATGTACCAAGACGTTCTGATAATATTGTTGGCCAAAAAAACGGTTAATCGGGTGGTAATTAGAGGGGTTTGCCTCAAACAAATCAAGGAGCGGCCCACACATAATGAGAATAGGGTCTATCCTATTGACCTACCAAGTGAACCAGAACCGACAATAAAAATTAGATGGGATTTAGTAATAGAGTTGGGAGCCATCAATCAAGTGGTGCTCTGTTTCTCTCTTTGGTTGGATGGGTATAACCCTCGCATATGGGTAGCAACACAGATGAGGGCTCTTAGAAAACAAAGGTGTTTATGGGATAGAAAGGTAGCCTTTGCCTTTGGATTGAGAGAGTCCATTGGTCCATCAAGAATCATCTTTGAACCAATCAACAAGAGATTACACTAACATGATTAACTTGTGTGATTACAATAAGTTAGGGTCCTTCTATGCAATCTAGGTCAGCGGGTGGAGAAGGGCGCGTGCTTTTCCTAGTTTCTGGGAACCCCATAGGGCAGCAGCATAATCATTTAGTCTAGGTAGGGTTAGTGGCGTGAAGGATGGAAATTTAATCGGTGGCGAACAGAAAAACAGAGGTCATAAAATTAACAATCAATCAACTTTCTCAAATTACTGGAAAGACATTCAGGACAATCAAGGAACGTCTTTCCAATTTAGAACCAGTTATAGAAGATGGCACGGGTACATATTATGAAACCATTGAGGCGTTGCCATTAATTTTTGAAATTGAAGGAGGTAAAAAAAAGTTAAGTCTGCACGATGCCCGCGCCATATTAACAATGGTGCAGACTGAAAAAGCAAAAGTGGAATTGCACAAAATGAAAGGCCTTTTGGTAGTTGCTGAAGATGTAGAAAAAAAAATAGCAGCAATGGTTGTAGCTATTAGGTCAAAATTTTTGAATGTACCAAACAAGGCAATGCCTATTTGGAAAAGTTTAAAAAAAGACTACGAGTTTGAACAAGGACTGAGAGAACTCATTGAGGAGACTCTCATTGAACTTTCAGACTATAGAGATGGACCTGGGGATAGACCTGACAGAGATGCACCTAGCAGCATCCAACCTAGTAAACCAGTCCGTTCAAAAAATAAAACCACCGCCAAGAAAAAAGATAAGCGTGTGGACCCAAAACGAAAGAAGGCTACCAGCAACAAGCGCGGAACCGGGAAAGCTAAAACTTGAACCATACCAAGTTGAGATGGCTGACATCATTCAAGACCCAAGAGTTAAGGGTGTTGTTTATATGTGTAGCGCCCAGGTGGGGAAAACAGAATTAGAAATTAGTTGTATAGGGTATCACGTTGACCTTGATCCTTGCCCCATGCTTTTTGTTATGCCTACAGAAAGCGACGCCGAAGACTTTTCAAAAGAAAGACTTGCCCCACTTATTCGCGATACTCCAGTAATCCGCGCAAGAATTCAAAGTATTAAAACCCGTGATGGTTCCAACACTCTTTTACACAAAAGTTTTCCAGGGGGGTTTGTGCATTTGGCGGGCGCAAATAGTCCTTCGGGACTCGCCTCAAAACCGATCCGATTATTATATTGTGACGAAGTAGATAAGTACCCACCATCAGCGGGCAACGAGGGCGACCCCGTTTCACTTGCAATGGTGCGTTTGACTACATTTCATAATTCAAAATGGGTGTTATCCAGTACGCCAAATATAAAAGGTCTCTCAAGAATTGAGGCGGCATATTTCGAGAGCGATCAACGGCGGTTTTTTGTTGACTGTGTTCATTGCCAAAAACCTCAATGGTTAAAATGGGCTCAAGTATTTTGGGACAAAGACAAAAATGGGAAACACTTACACGATACCGCCCATTATGTCTGTGAACACTGCGGGGGAATTATTGAAGAGTACGACCGTATCAACATGGTTAAGGGTGGCCAATGGGTTGCCACAGCTCCCTTTGATGACGTTGCAGGTTTTCACATTAGTCAGCTTTATTCTAGATGGAAAACTCTAGCAGAGATTGTCAAAGAGTTTGTGACGGTTACCAAATCAGGGGACCAAGAAAGATTAAAAACGTGGATCAATTCAACACTAGGGGAAACGTGGGAAGAAAAAGGAGAGTCCCCCGAATGGGAAAGACTTTATAACCAAAGAGAATCCTATTCCATTGATACTATTCCCGATGGTCTTTTGTTATTCGCAGGCGTGGACGTACAAGCGGATAGATTTGAAATCGAGGTTGCCTCATTTAATGAATTTAAAGAATCATGGTCCGTTTGTTATAGGGTCATTCATTGCAATACGTCTCTAGAAAAATCATATGAAAAACTCGACGAGATTCTACAAGAAAAATGGGTGCATGAAAAAAGCGGCGCGGAGTTGTCCATTTCAATGCTTGCAATTGATTCCGGTTACAACACACAAAAAGTTTATAACTGGGTCCGAAAACATCCCACATCTAGAGTAATTGCTGTTAAGGGAAAAGAGGAATTATCTAGAATGGTTGCCCCTAGTTCGAGAGTAGATGTCCACTCAAAAGGAAAAGTGTTGAGACGTGGTTTAGTTCTCTGGCATGTGGGGAACAATATTGCAAAGTCAGATTTGTATGGGGCACTTAATTTGAAAAAACCAACAGACACAGAATTAGAAAAATCTGGATACCCTTCCGGGTACTGTCATTTCCCTATGTATGATGAGAAATTCTTTCAAATGATTTGCTCTGAGCAATTGGTTACAAAAATGAGCAGGGGCCGACCAAAAAAAGTTTGGCAGGTGAAACCCAACACCAGGAACGAGGCGCTTGATATTCGGTGTTACCTACGGGCGGGTGCCTCTGTTTTTGGTATTGACAGATTTAAGCAAGAAAAATGGGAGCAAATCAAAGAGGACGTTTTAATCCAAAAGCCTGTTCAAGCAGAGCCAAAAAAGCGGCGTTCCTCAGGGTATTGGTAATATTGAATAGAGTAATTTTAGTTAGAAGCATTAATTGAATCATTTACGACTTGAGGACTATCAAGAACCGATATTTCCTTTAGAACATGGTCCCCATTTTCATCTCGTTTACCCAGAGAAATTTTTGAACCATCCTTATTTTTTGGATTAGTTTCTGCTTCTACTAGAAGAACATTATTTGGGTTAATAGAAACTGGCTCCTGAAGGATTTCAACACCTGTTTCACCACTTATTGATCCTGTAAACTTTCTTAAGTTAACCATATTCATATTTCCTTCCTTTCCATTAGACCAAGGACAAATCTAATTTTGTCCTTTTCACATTCATGAATTGCTTGCTGCCGAATCAATCCACGATTCAATATTTTTTGCAATGTCATTATATGCATCTGTTGTATCTGGATTATGACATGTTACATATTCGGACATTTTTTTCCCGCTTTTCATTTTTATGTTGTCGAAAGGATTCCTACCCTTTTTTGATTTTCCATTATTCGGGCATTTGATATTATGAATATAAATTCCAACAACTTTTTTTTTGTCGCGCCAGGCTTTTCGAATTTCATAATCCACCCATGATCTTTTATAAGTCTCCTCACCAACTAGAACTACTATTGTGGATTTCCCCTTCATATTATCATCAATCCACTTTTCTATGGCGGCTTTTCCATTTCCTTTAACTTCTTCCCATTTTTGTGCAGATACAGGCTTATTTCCTTCTAACACACCCATGTTCCGAACTTGTTGAGTCCGCATACAGTCATTTTTAAAATGAAAACTGAAAAATACTCGTTTTGCCATTTCTTACTCCCTTTAAATTATTTGCTTTGGTGTTTGGTTTTCTTTTTGAAGAAAAAAGCCATAATCAACATGACTACCGGAAAAATTGACATATAAAAAATTGAACATTCAGTTTTCGAATGAAAAATAATTAAAGCCTGGAATGCTGCCAATAATGGCAAATAAAGCCATCCAACGCTTATCGAAAAAACTACATTTAATAAAGTGAAGTTGTTTCTTTGATCTTTCGTTGGTCTAAGGTCAAAGGACATTCTTGGGTTTTCTTTTCCATTATATAAATCTGCAAAATCAGAGAATACCCCTATGAACATTCGTTCCTGCTGCAAATAATAGGCATCGAGGATAGGAAAGACCAGCATCGGAATCAACCAAATAAGGTCTGCCAAACTAGCACTATAATTTGTTTCCCCTGAAGCAGATTTTGCAAAAAAAGTGAAAAATGCCGTGTATGCAACAAGAAACCAAGCCTTCAATTTAAAGGAATTTCCAGCCATTCTTGAAATAGCCAACTGACAGAACTCCATCGACTTGACTGAGGCTTCTCTTCTTTCATCCACCAAGTTTTTCCCCTTTTACCACAAGTTGGCACTTTTATCAGACTTACCACTAATTTGCAATGCGAAATTACAGCTATTTTAAAAAACCAAAAAGGTCACGAATACCTATTTGCAATGAGTTTTACTCAAACAGATTTAGACAACATTGAATCGGCTATTGCTGAAAATGCCCTAGAGGTTCGTGATTCAAACGGACGCTGGGTTAAATATGCCAGCATGTCCGACTTACTCAAACGGCGTGACCTCATAAAACGGGAAATGGGGCTCACTAACAAAACCACAAGAATTTTTACCAAGTTTTCAAAAGGCCTGTGAATGTCAGATGAAAAATATAAAAAGTCTACTCTAGACCGCACCATTGAGTATTTATCCCCCTCCTGGGGGTTTCGTCGTGCCAGGTCTCGCATTTTTATGAATCAACTCCAAAGCATCCATAGAAAATATGAAGGTGCAAGTAAGAGCCGAAGAACTGATGGGTGGTTAACTGGTTCTACTTCCGCAAATACCGAACTCGGCCCCGCTCTTATCACCCTTAGAAACAGATCCAGAGATTTAGTGCGGAACAATGCATATGCGAAACGTGCAAGAAATATTGTGGTCGCCAACACAATAGGGCGGGGAATAATTCCCCACGTATTAGATAAAGGGGACAAAGAAACGTCAGCCGTTTGGAAAGACTGGGGAGAAACCGAGGCTTGCGATGCTGATGGAAAACACGATTTTTATGGTCTGCAAAGACTTATCATGCGGACCATTGTTGAAAGTGGTGCGGTAATTATTCGTAGAAGAAAACGACTTTCAAAAGATGGCCTTCCCGTTCCTATCCAATTGCAAGTATTAGAGCCTGACTTTATTGATATGACCAAAAAGGGAATATCAGAACAAGGGAACAAAATTGTCCAGGGAATTGAATTTGATAAACTGGGAAAACGTGTTGCCTACTGGCTTTTTGAAGAACATCCAGGCGAAATGGACAACCTTGTTTTTCGCCATAAATTAAAATCAATAAGGATTCCCGCAAACCAAATTTATCACAGATTCATTACTGAAAGACCAGGCCAGTGCCACGGAATACCCTGGGCCGCTCCAATTATAATTCGTAGCAGAGATTTTGACGAAATGACTGATACACAGCTTGTGAGGCAAAAGACCGCAGCATGTTTTAGCGCATTTGTTCACGACATTGATACATCAGTTGAATCCAGCACGAAACAAAAAGAATTAGCGGAGCGAGTTGAGCCCGCTATGATTGAACATCTAGGCCCCGGTAAAACGGTGACTTTTGCCGATCCCCCAGGGGTAAATAATTACGGCGAATATACTTCTGTGATTCTCCATGAATTGAGTGTTGGTTGGGGAGTCACTTACGAGCAATTGACTGGCGACCTTAAGGAAATAAATTTCAGTTCATTTAGAGGTGGCTGGTTAGAATTTCATAGAAATGTGATTGAGTGGCGTGGGGATTTAAACAACCCTTGTAATAGGCGTTTATTTAATTGGTTCTCATTTGCTGGCTTTTTGGCTGGCCGAACTCCTGAAAAAGTTCCTGTTCAGTGGACTGCCCCCCCAAGATCAATGATTGATCCAACAAAAGAAATCCCTGCGGAAAGGGATGCGATTCGGTCAGGAATT